TGCAAATACGTCTAAAGCATCATCAATCTTGATATATTTTTTAAATCCTAATAATGTAAAGTAACATATTACCCCACTACCAAAACCTATTACTAATGCGTAGATTGGTGTAACAAAACCACAAGCTGGGGTGATCGCTACTAGACCCGCTACTGCACCGCAAGCAGCTCCAATAGGGTTTATTTTCTTAGTAAGCATATACTCACAAATGATCCAAGTTGCCATTGATATTGATGCTGCAATATTAGTAACTAGAAACGCATTGACTGCCCTAGCGTTAGATGCTAGTTCCGAACCAGCATTAAAGCCGTTCCAACCAAACCATAGCATAGCCATACCTAATAGAACAAATGGAATACTGTTTGGTTTACTTGCCTTCTTTAAATTTATTCTTGGTCCAACCATCCAAGCTGCTACAAGAGCTGCTATTCCTGAGTTAATATGTACAACGGTTCCTCCAGCAAAGTCTAAAGCTCCTCTTTCATTTAACCAACCACCTTCTGCCCAAACCCAATGGCATATTGGGATATAAACAAAAGTTACCCAAGCAACTAAAAAGATTAAATATGTTGTAAACTTAAAACGTTCTACAAAAGCACCTGTAATAAGGGCTGGGGTAATAATTGCAAACATACCTTGGAAAGCAATAAAGATAAGGGTATCCCCATCAGTAATATCTATATTATTAAGTAAGACGTTATTAAAATTTCCTATAAAGGGATTGCTACCAGAAAATGCTAAACTATAGCCATATAGCATCCAGATTGTGCCAACCACACCTAAAGAAACAAAACTATACATTAATGTGGGTATGAGGTTTTTCTTTCTCACTAAGCCAGCATAAAAGAAGGCTAAACCAGGTGTCATTAGAAATACAAGTGCTGTTGCTAGCATCATAAAAGCTAGATTGCCTGAATCATTCATTTCTTCCCTCTCCTATTCTCTCTAGTAACTTGTTTATAGTGTCTGATAAACGAATTCCAGTTTCACTTTGCCATACATTTCTTCTATCTGGACATTCTACTATCCATTGACACCCATCAACATTGCGTTCTTTCCAGTTTCTAATAGATGCTGACCATCTATATTTAAATAATTTCTCTATTGCCTTGAGATCATCTTTGGATAAAGTTACACCAAGTTCTTTCAACTTTTTTTAAGCTGAAACCAAATCTTATTTAAAACATTAGATAATACTAGCGTAGATGCTGTTTGTTCTACATTGGATACATCTGAATCTATCTCTAATAATACGTGTATATAATTTTTATACATCTCTATTATTGGGTCCTCTTGATCTATAATGGTGGCATATGATTTATTTAGCCCCACGCAATATCCTTTTCTGTTAGAGAGTCGAAATACACGTTGTCAGCTCTATCTTTAGCTTCTTTCTGTTTAATTTTAGTATCTTTTATTTCTTGAGATACTAAAAAACTAATTCCACCAATTAATACAATTGCTGATAATCCTAAAAGCATATTTTTATGTTCTTTCTTCATTTTACTACCCTATTTTATTATACAAATAAATTCTTAAAAATTTAAAACGAATTATCCTCTAAATTTTTCTTCCATTCATTATCCTCATCCCATAAACTGTAACTACAAGTAAGTTCATCCCCTTTTTTAATATTTTTAATGGTAATTAATCTACAACATGATAAACGATCTTCAAAAACACCTACATAAGCACTTTTTAACTTACAATTAGGTGTGTCTGTGTGGTTATAGAAGCCCCCCAGAGGCGTTCTCAGCCATCCTTGAGGAAAGTCTGGGTGTTTGACATGGCTAATGCCTAAATCCGTCCCTAATGGGATGTCTTTAATTGCAAAAAGACCTAATCCATGAATCTTAGACTCATTAATTGTCAATGATTCAGGTAGTGGGTTATACATTAACAAGATACCTCCAGCTAATAGGATATTTTGGTTGTATTAAATCAGAAATTTGCTGGGCAATCTCGCTAGTTTCGGCTTGAGCATCTTTAGAAAGCCTTAAATTGCAAATTCTAGAAAAAGCATAGAGGCTTCCAGTCCAATACCATTCAGTATATGTTGATTGCGGTAATAACATTCTAGCTTGTTCTGGTGCTACACCTTTTCTAATTAATAAATTGTATGTTTCATTTGAATTAAAGAGTAAATCAGAAATATCTGTCCACTCAGAATGTGTTAATTCGACTATTTCCTCGCCAGACCCCTGTTTTTTATCTATAGGTTTACTTCTCCAGTCTTTAGGTATGTAAAATTGTGGTTTAGAATCCACATATCTTCTGCTAACCTCATTCCAAACAAGTCCTACCTGGTGTTTAACAAGCTGACGTGCCACAAATATTGGAGCATAAATTCTAAATTGAAGTTGCGGATGCCCAAATGGAGTCCAATGACCATGAGAAGCCAGATATTTAATAAGTTTTTCATCGCCTTCTGTAAGATTTTTATGCTGTTTATCAAAACTAACCCTTGCTGCATTTACTACTGTTAAGTCCGATCCAAGTGTTTCAATTAATTCAACCTTCATTAAACTTTTCTATTCCAATTTTTAGGTGGAGTTAAAAACTTTCTTTCTAGTTCCCCATTACAAAAACCACAAATTGGCCTTCTGATGATTCCTTCAAAAACATATTTAATTTGTTTTACGTCATCTAACTTACATGACCCACAAGTGTATTTATATCTAGGCATTTCTTTGGTTTTTCATGTTTTGTTTTTGTATATTTTTTAACTCACATACAATGTGATCCATCATATGAGATTGAGTTAAGCTCATAGCCATATTAGAACGCTGCTCGGTTCCATACACGTCCAAACTTTGAGCTATTGCATCCTCATCTATTAAACGACAGTATTGAATGAACATCTTCCAAATTTTATCGTCTTTATCTATTACTGTACTCATTTATAACTCCTCTTTTTATTATCTCCAAGAACCCCACTCTATTGGATTCTTATTTTCCATAAAAGGAAAAAAGTTTTTAGCGTGCCCTATAAGTTTATTATACTTACCAGAGTCAGTTTTTAGAAATATCCAACGCCCACCATCTATAAAGAATTCCTCGTCATCTACAATTAAATAAAAAGCTTTAAACTTTGTTAAAAATCTGGAAATTCTTTTTTGTATAGTTTTTTGTCTAGGTTTATTTGGAGTCCATTTAATTGTTGGTCTATCATTAAGAATAGGCATAGTAAACATTATAAATCCTAATATTATATAATTATTATTATTTAACACACATTATACCAACTAGTCAACATTAGTATAATTTAATGGGGTACATTATGAAATTCTATGTTGACGCTGACGAAACATTAATCAATTGGGCAATGGGGTTAGAGGTAAATAAAGAATTAGTAAAGGTATTACAAGAGGGCTTAAGTAGTTATAATTTTAAACTTGTGATCTGGAGTATGTTTGGTAAAAAATGGGCTGAGAAATATTCAAAACAATTATTCCCAGACCTAGATATTACTTATGGTACTAAAAAAGAATTATATCAAAAAGTCCCATATGGTTCTTTTGCAATAGATAACAGGAAAGAACAAGATAAAAAATATTTATTAAGATTCAAAAAAGTTTTTACTTCAGAAGAATTCTTACGCATATACCAACATTTATTATGTGTATGTAATTGCGGTTGTTCAATATAATATTATGGATTATAACATAACCCCCTATAAGGGGTTATGTTATAAATATAAAAAAGTCCGTGCCTTTAAAAGTGATAGGGGGATCAATGAATAAGCATAATATAATATATCTAATAAATATACATAACCATCCAACCCCCCTATAAGGGGGTTGGAGGTTATTATTTAATAATAATAATATTTTAATATAACCATGAAACCCCTTTAGGGGGTTTCAGGTTATAAATAATATATAAATATATAATTACTACAAATTTTAAAAAATATTTCATTTAGTAAGAGTATAATAATTTAGGAGTTTGTTAATTTGGCATCTAAAAACAATTTGTAATTCCAGGAGGATGTTTTAAAAATGGGTTTATTTAAAAAAGTTATGAAAGATATATTTTCACATTCTTTAGCGTCTACTTTTGGAAAGATTGCGAAATATACACTTTCAGTATTGTTAATTGCTATAGGTATTTTAGGTTTAGTATTATCTTATATTGATCCAATGCCATATATAGCATCAGTATTTCCTATTGTAATAACTGGTACAATTATTAATGTTACACAAGCAAATATACAAACCATTTTGACATTTTTAACTGTTAATTTGATTTATGCAGTTGCTGGTTCAAGTACATTAATTGTCGCAGGATTAGCTTTTTATATAAGAGATATTAAAGCTACACCAATGGCTATTATAAGATTGCCTATAAAAACATATAAAGTAGTAGTTAGAGGAAGAAACTGGTTATTAACCAAAATAAATTATTTGAATGAAGAATCAGCTAAATGGAAAACTACATTTAATATACTTAAATCTCCATATTCTTTATTAAGAACATTAGGATTTAGTCCACAAATGGCTGTTGGTTTACTGTTTGCTGGTTCCACTGTAGGAACTGGTGTTGTAGTTAATGAAACAGTTTTGGCAGATCGGTCATTTAGGAATGGGGATGCTGGAGTATATGCAGCTCCAACAGATGCACCTTCGGCTAAACTAGAAGAAATGTTGGCATTTAGGAAAGAAAATAAAGAAGACAACACGTTAAGGATTGTATTAGGTGTTGTACCTGTTAGAGAGATAAGAATTGAGAACGTATCAGTAGGTACAGTGTATGCTAATTCAGCTTTACCATCTTCAACTGCCCATACTTCTGCTAGTGGGACAGCTGCGACCAGTACTGCTGTATTAATTGGAGGTACTGTGATAGGTGGTGGAACTAGCACTTACTTAGAGATAGGTGAAATGGTTCTTGAAAAATCTAGATGTTCGCAACTTTATTTCGACAACACGACGGCACACACCATTAACGTCATAGGGAATGCGTCTGATGGACAAAGTATAAATCAAAGCCCAGGTACTTCTCGAATGAGGGCAATTGGTGGTGGTCATCATCAAGCAGAGGCAATGGTAACTTCTGGGGGTTCCTATGACCGAATTCATATTGATGCTCCTACAAGTGCTACCAATGGAAAAATTGGTAAGTTAACTCTAAGTAATTTATATACTGAGGGTGGAGCTTGTGTATTTGATAGAATGAAAATAGGAACTTTAACTATTTCTTTAAATGAGATAGGGCTTAACAATGGGTTTGCTACAAAAGAATTTAAGATTCATCAAAGCGTAACAGCGGCTAATTGGAATGTATCCGATAATGTGGAAGTGGCAATTGGAACACCTACTGAAACATTAAGTAATGAATAATAGTGATAGTTAGAAAAAAATGAATGATTTAAATTATGCAATAAACATTTTTAAATCTATATTAAAAAAAGAGGTGTCCAGAGGAAAAGAAACTTTTCAAGGGTATAATAAACCTAAAAGGACACCTAAACATCCAACTAAATCTCATGCTGTATTAGCTAGAGAAGATGGTGAAACAAAACTTATTCGTTTTGGCCAACAAGGCGTAAGCGGAGAGGGTGATCCCAGCAAAAGCGATACTAAGGCTGAAAAGGCTAGAAGGAAAGCCTTCAAAGATAGACATAAAAAAAACATCAAACGTGGCAAAATGTCAGCAGCATATTGGGCCAACAAAGTTAAATGGTAACTTTTTATTATGGCAAGAAGATCATGGATACGCTGTAAATGTGGAGCCAAACTACATTCTAAAAAACCTAACAAAATTTGTTACGTTTGCTCAAACAAACAAAGGAAACTAGGTAAAAAACAATTTGATAAACAAAAACGATGATGATACTAACACCCCTTCAAATGGTGCTTTAACAGCTAAAGAAAAAGAAGATTTAATGTTAAGTAATTTTGGGGCGTTAAGATCAGAAATACATTCACTAGCAAAACAGATAACATTAATTAAAACATTAGAAAGAAACATTCTTTTAGTTTTAGTAGGGGCTATAGCTGTAGCATCAGTTTTAGGAGTATTTATCTACAGCTTAGTATAATGATAGTAGAGGTTTAGAAATGTATGAGTATAAAGTAACAGTAGACCGTGTTATAGACGGGGATACAGTTGATGTAGATATCCATTTAGGCTTTAATGTTGTGTTATCGAAACAGCGTGTGAGACTACATGGTATAGATACCCCCGAATCAAGAACACGAAACAAAGAAGAAAAAGTAAGAGGTCTTATATCTAAAGAATATTTAAAAAATATTTGTGAGTCATCATCTATAAGACTTAAAAGTAAAGATAGGGGTAAGTTTGGTAGAATTTTAGGCGTTTTATATAAAGATGACGAAACGATAAGTATAAATCAAAAGATGTGTGAGGAAGGATTCGCAGTTCCCTACTTTGGTGGTAATAAAGACGAATTAGAAGCCTTGCATATGATAAATAAACAAAAATTAATTAACCAAGGTTTGTTGGAGGGGTAAATTGTCATTAGCCCAAGATATATTTGAAACTCTTATAAAAGACCCAGATTTAGATATCCAGGAGGGGCAAACTCGTGAAGATGCCGCTAAATCTGAAGCAGAATATCGTGCTAGACAATATCATAACAATGTAGAAGCTTTATCTTTAGCAAATGAGCCTATAGAAAAATTATTACAGCATTTAATAAAGTATAATGATATAAAGGACATACAGATGAACCCCCTTAATATTTTTAAAACTATCTTAAAAGGCAAAGTCAACGATAAAGATTTTGATTATGATGAAAAAGGTCTTGAGGAAGCTATTGAATATGCTACTCAATTGATGAGAGATAAAAAACACGTTAAATTTTCATGGCATGATGATTATCAACAAAAAAACCTTGAGGGTGATATGACACCTGACGAAGAAACAATAGAAGAAGAATTAGCATCACAGGAACAAGAATCTATTCAAAAATATGGGGTAGTAGAATCAGCTTTGGCTGGTTGGTGGTTTGGTGGAACGCTTGCTGATATGGATAAAGAAAGAGATAGACTTTCACCATCTCAACAACGTGAATTCGATAGACAAATTAACGAATCACTTAGAAGAAAGGGTAAACGATTTAGAAAATCATCCATGCAAAAAGTCCAAGATTTTTTTAAAAACAACGAAGCTTAGTTAAAATAGAGGAGATACAAATGGTTAAAAAAGAAACCACTAAAAAAAGCACGACCGAAAAACCTACTGTTAAAAAAGCAGTAGAAGTAAAAAAAGAGGAACCAAAGCCAAATGGGTATTTAGTTCCCGTTTACTATAAAAATCAACCACTAGCACAAGACGATTTAATTGCCGATATATGGTATAAGTTTTTAGATAATTCAATTACACCTCAATTTCATGCCCCACAGCATGAGGCACATTTAGAAATGATTATTGAAGGTGATATTTCAATTGAAACAAAAGGTAATGTAAGGATGGTATCGAAATCAGACGACCCTGAAGAATGGATAAAAAATCTTATAAATTCACGAGAGTTTTCTGGAAATCCATTTATAGCATCTGAGGCTCAACCTCAATATGAAGCTTAATGATTTTGTTAATAAAAAACATAAAGTAAAATTACAAGCCTCGCCTATAGTTATTAAAAATGAGGCATTAGAAGATAAATATAAAAGTCGCATTTCTGATTTATCAAATGAAATAGATAAATTAAAAGTTTTAGAAGAAGAACGAGATGCGGCTTATCGCAAATTAAATGTTGAAAGAGATAAGCTCCAAACTTCTCAAAAAAAGAAATCTAAATTAGAAGTAGAGTTAATCGCTTTAAGGTCTACTGTTTCTGATCAAGAACTTTTTATGAAGGAAATACCTAGATTAAAGAAAGAAATAGGTGATTTAAACGTTCAAAAAGAAAAAGATAAATCTATACAAACAGAAAATACAAATTTACACGCTGAAATAACTTCGCTTAAAAATACCTTAGAACAAAATCAAACACGATTAGATGAATTAAGTAGGATAGATCAGGAAAGATTATCTGCTACAAATTTTCTCGTGAAAACCAAAAAAGAATTAGAAGATATGTCAAATAATGCTTTTTCAAAAGGGCATGAGATTTCTAACTTAAATAAAGACATAACAAATTTAAAGGCTGAGAATCAAAGTTTATTAGAAGAATTAACTGAGAATAAATCAGCTAAAATATCCGCAGAAGAAGATGCAAAAGTTATATTGAGAAAAAATATAGAATTACAAACTTTTGCAAATAAGAATAGTACAATAAATCAAGAGCTAAAAAAAGAAGTCAAAGGAATTAAAGATCAATTGATTTTTTGGAAGCGTGAAGCAGAAGATGTAAGTAAGCAATTAGAAGATGCAGATAATGTTGAAATCAAATTAAGGAAGTGGATAACAAATTTGGAAAATGAGGATTCAAAAACTCAAAACATTAAAGGTAAATTATCTAAGGATGTTACCACTATGAAAAACACTATTTCAGAAATGGGTGGTGTTATAGAGGGTTTAATCAAAGAAAACAATTATTTACGAATGGTTAATAGGGATTTCAGGAAGGAACTTTCTAGGCCACGATATTTAAGTATGGGAGCAATATCCAAAAGAGAGGGTTTCAAAATGCCACAAGGCAAAGAAAATATACGAACGCGAAATTTAGGTAATGCTGTTCCTACTTTATTGAAGTTTAAAGAAGGAGGAGAGTAATGGCAGATAAAGCACCATGGCGATCAGAAATTGAAGCCTTACAGAATTATCAAAAGCATAAGACTTTCACATTTACCACTAGTAGTGGCTCAGCAGAGGATGCAGTTTCTTTAGCTGGTAATATGGAAGAATGTAACAAAATATCCTTTGTGGTGGAATTAGCTGATGCATACATTGAGTTTGATGGGGATGCAACAACTAGCAGTATGCTTATACCTGCAGGAGAGGGTTATTTTGATGAAGGCATTTGGATAGGTACAAAGATTAGTATATTACGCAGTAGTTCTACTAATGCAAAAATCCGAGGTATTATCTGGGGGAGGTAAACTAAATGCCAGGAAGGTATAGGTCAGGTGGGTTGAATAAAGGCAACCTATTTGATTCAAATGTAAAAGCTACATCAATTGATGAAGATATATTTTCTGATCAAGAATCCATATCTGAAGCTGCTGATGGAGATTTAATATTAGTTTTAGACGTATCCGAAACTCCAGACAAAGTAAAATACATTACTAAAACCAACCTTATAGGGGCGGGTACTGTAAGTATTACCAACAACACTGATAACTATGTTCTGACTGGGACTGGTTCTGCTGTAAATGGAGAAGCTAATTTACAATTCGATGGCACTATATTAACTGTAGAAAGTGGTGAAGTTAATATAGATAAATCATCTGGGGACCCACATTTAAGTTTCCAGATAGGAGATACAGATAAATTTACTATAGGAGTTGATGATTCCGATAGTGATAAATTTAAAATTGATACTGGTGGAACAGTTGGCGGGGCTACTAAATTCACATTAGATTCAAGCGGTAATGTTACGATTGCTGGTGATTTAACTGTGTCAGGTAGTTCTACAGCTTCTGTAGCCACAACTGTGACCATTACAGATAATGAATCTACCAATGAGGATAACGCTATAGTATTTACTTCTGGTGGGGATGTGGATGGGGGGAATCTAGGATTAGAGTCCGACGGAAATCTAATTTACAATCCAAGTAGCGGTAGATTAACCGCAACTCAATTAGCAGGAACGCTCCAAACCGCCGCACAAACAAATATAACGAGTCTGGGCACCCTATCGGCATTGAATATAGATAATGTTGCAATTGATGGTGCGACAATAGGACATTCCTCAGATACCGATCTAATAACCTTAGCTGATGGTAATGTGACAATTGCGGGAGAATTAGATTTAACCACACTGGACGTATCTGGAAATGCAGATATTGATGGTACATTAGAGGCTGATGCAATAACAGTAGATGGAACCGCCTTAGACGAATTTATAGCAGATACTGTTGGGGCGATGGTAAATTCTAATACCGAAAGCGGAATTACAGTTGCCTATCAAGATGGAGATAACACGCTTGATTTTACTGTTGGAACATTAAATCAAGATACAACTGGAAATGCAGATACAGCAACTTTAGCTACAAATATAACTGCTAGTGCTAACAATTCAACTGATGAAACTGTATATCTAACATTCGTTGATGGAGCTACAGGAACTCAAGGTCTTGAAACAGATACGGGACTCTATTTCAATCCAAGTAGTGGTATTTTAACTACCACATCGGTTACTGGAAACTTAACTGGAAATGTAACTGGTAACGCCTCTGGTACTGCTGCTACAGTAACAGGAGCAGCACAATCCGCCATTACTTCTCTTGGCACATTAACAGCTCTTACAGTAGATGACATAGCTGTTGATGGTAAAGTAATTACAATGACTGGTTCTTCTAGTGATACTGCTGTAATTACCGCAGGCACTAATGGAACTCTTACAATAGAAACCACAGACGCAGCCGCATCAGCTGCAAACATACAAATAACAGCAGATGGAACATTTGAAGTAGATGCTACATCAATTACACTTGATTCTGCTGGCGATATAGTTCTTGATGCAGACGATGCTGACGTAGTATTTAAAGATGGGGGCACAACTATAGGAACGTTTACAAATTCCTCTAGTGATTTTGTCATGACGGCTGGTGTTCAAGATAAGGATATAATTTTTAAAGGGGATGATGGTGGAAGTGGGATTACAGCTCTAACTCTTGATATGAGTGATGCTGGTAAAGCTTCATTTAACGGGGTTATTAATATTGGTAGTGTTTCAAACGCTGGGGAAGATACTGATAAATTTTTAGTTCTTGACTCTAGCGGTAATGTTGATTTTAGAACAGGATCAGAAGTTGCCTCCGATATTGGGGCAGGTAGTGGGTCCGTTTCATTAACTGGCTCTACAAACAACACCATTACCACTGTAACGGGTAGTAACGCAATAGCTGGAGAAGCAACTTTTACATATGATGGAAGTGACTTAAAAATAACTGAGGCAGTAAATGATGGCAATCCTAGCTTTCAATTAGGGTCTGCCGACGCGGAATCAGCAAAAATACAAGCTGTATATGATTCTGGGGCACAAACTTTAAATTATTTAGAAATTTCAACTGCTACAGCTGACACAGGCGGAGATGCAGGTAAAATCATATTTGATGTAGATGGCACAGACATTGCAACAATTGATGATGGTGGTATTGACCTAGCTTCAGGATTAAATTTCACTATTAACGGATCAGCCATATCCACTGATAATACTATGGGTGATGGCTTCGTTATAGAAGATGACGATGGAACTGAAGTTACTTTAACTGAAAACAAAGAAATGAAAATTATTGGTTCAGGTGTAACAACTAATTGGACTGACACTTCAACTGGTAGTGATGGTGATCCATATGATTTAACCATAACTGTGGATGCGGCACAAACTGGAATAACATCATTATTAGCCACTGATATTAAAATTGGTGAGGATGACCAAACTAAAATAGATTTTGAAACCCCAGATACTATAAACTTTTATGCAGGAAATGAAAATCAATTAGTATTAACTGACGGATATTTAACTCCATCTTCTAATGGTATTGTAGATTTAGGAACTGATGCTCTTGAATTTAACAACGCATTTTTTGACGGCACTGTTGAAGCAGATGCCATAACAATAGCAGGGACAGCTTTAAATGAATATATAGCAGATACTGTTGGTGGTATGGTGGGATCGAACACGGAAACAGGTATTGCTGTAACTTATGAAGATGGTGATAATACCTTAGATTTTGTGCTAGGGGCGTCACAAACAACTATTACGTCTATATATAATGCTAGTCTTAAAATGGGTAGAGATGCAGATAACTTAATTGATTTTGCAACTACAGACAATAAAATTATACTTAGAGTAAATGGTGTTAATGAAGTAGAACTGGTAGAAAATGCTTTATCTCCTGTAACAAGTGATGGAGTAGCATTAGGAACTACATCTTTAATGTGGTCAGATTTATTTTTAGCCTCTGGTAGTGTAATTAATTTCAATAACGGAGATGTAACACTAACACATTCATCTAATACATTAACTGTAGCAGGTGGGACTTTAGCAACTGCGGCACTTACTGCTAGCACTGGAACATTCTCAGGTATTTTAAAAACTGATGATACAACGGATGCGTCCTCAACGACTGATGGGTCACTTCAAACTGATGGTGGTTTATCTGTAGCTAAAGACGTAGTAATTGGTAATGACGTAAAACTATTATCTGATAGTGCTGTATTCAATATGGGTGCTGATAATGATTTTACAATTACTCATGACGGAACTACTGGGGCAACAATAGCTGGTAATCCATTAATATTAGATTCTGGCGGAGATATTACTTTAGATGCTGATGGAGCTGACGTTATATTCAAAGATGGATCAGCGACTACAATTACTGTAACTAATAGTAGCAATGACGCTGTTTTTACTGTTGGGACACAAGACAAAGATTTCATTGTAAAAGGCAATGATGGCGGTTCTGCTATATCAGCTTTAATTTTAGATATGAGTAATGCAGGAGCTGCAACGTTTAATTCAGCAATAACAGGTGGGGGCTTATTAACTACTGGCGGGAATATAGTAATTCCTGATGATGGAAATATTGGTTCTGCAAGTGACACTGATAGTATTGCAATTGCTGCTAATGGTAATGTAACTGTAAGTCAAAGCTTAACCGTAAGTGGAAATCTTACTGTAACTGGCACTACTACACAGGTAGACACAGTAACTATGAACGCCTCTAATGCGGTTGTGTTCGAAGGTGCTACTGCGGACGCACATGAATCTACGTTAACAATTGTAGACCCAACTGCTGACAGAACAATATATCTACCAAATCAAAGTGGGTATTTACCTGTATTAGCAGCAGTAAGCACTACACAGGTTTCTTCTACACCAGAAGAGTTAAATATTTTAGATGGTGTAACAGCCTCAACTTCTGAATTGAATATTATGGATGGTGTTACAGCTACTACAGCAGAAATAAATCTAATAGATGGAGGTACGTCTAGAGGTACAACAGCTGTTGCTAGTGGAGATGGAATTTTAATAAACGATGGTGGCACAATGAGAATGACTAACGTGGACACTGTTTCCACATATTTTGCAAGTCATTCAGTAGGTGGTAGTAATATTGTTACAACAGGTGCTTTAGATTCAGGCTCCATAACATCAGGATTTGGAGCGATAGATAATGGTACATCTGGAATCAGAACTGCCACATTCACAGCAGAAACTGCATTTGTTCCTGATGCAGCAGATGGTGCTACACTAGGAACTGCATCACTAGAATTTTCTGACTTATATTTAGCAGATGGTGGTGTAATTTATTTTGGAAACGATCAAGAAATCACATTAACACATAGTGCTGATGATGGTTTAATATTAAAACACGTTGGAACAGGGGACGGCAAAGAACCATCCCTTACATTCCAGGCGGGTGATAATGATATCGCTGCAGACGATGTTTTAGGTTCAATATTCTTTCAAGCACCAGATGAAGGTGCTGGCACTGACGCAATATTAGTAGCAGCTGGAATAGAAGCTGTTTCAGAAGGAGATTTCAGTGCCTCTAACAATGCAACAAAATTAAGTTTTAAAACTGGGGCTTCTGAGGCTGCTGCCGAAAAAGTATCAATCTCTAGTGCTGGTAATTTAAACTTAACAGCTTCAAACACAGAATTACGATTTTATGAAGGTTCTAACTACGTTGGATTTGAAGCCCCTGCTTTAAGTGGGGATCAAATATGGGTATTACCAACTGGAGATGGTTCTAATGGGCAATTTATTAAAACAGATGGTTCAGGAACATTATCTTTTGCAAACGCTGGGGGTAGCTTTGTAGGAATTAAAGCCTATCTAAATGCAGATTTAAGTATAAGTAATAATTCGGCTACTACACTAGGTGATTCAAATGGTTCTTGGACAGAAGTTCATGATGTAGGAACTATACATGATGCTTCTACCAACCCTGACAGATTTACATTTGGAACTAGCGGTTATTTCTTAGTTACCATTCAACAAGAATGGGCTGCGGATTCAGCTGGTTACAGAGAAATGAAGGTAACTCATACAGATACTAGTAATTCAAACGCAACAAATGAAATATTAAGAGATAGAATTTTATCTACATCAAATCAAGCAACTGCAATTAGTGGTGGTTCTACTATATTCTATGCAGATGATGGAGATGATTATTTAACTGTTCAGTTATATCAAAATAGTGGTGCTGCATTAAATGCAGAGGGTGGAATAGATGATAGTACATTTATAAGTATATCTAGACTTGATCTAGCATCTTCTACTGGTTCTACTACTGGACAAGCAAGTGGCAGAGTACAAATTGCGGATGGTAGCGGTGGATTTACAAGTGACTCTGACCTAACATTTTCAGGATCAACATTAACTGCAACTAATGTAGCAGGAACATTAACTACAGCATCTCAAACTGCAATTACTGGTGTAGGAACTATAACAACTGGAGTTTGGAATGGCACAGCAATAGCGAGTGGATACATAGCTGCTGACGCTATCACTGGGGCTAAAATAGCCGATGATGCGATTGATTCTGAGCATTATACAGATGGATCAATAGATACTGCACACATTGCAGACGATCAGGTAACACTGGCCAAGATGGCAGGACTTGCCCGTGGCAAACTTATATATGGGGACTCTAGCGGAAACCCTGCTGCACTGGCAGTGGGAAGTGCAAATCAGGTATTAACACATGACGGTACTGATCTGGCGTGGGCAGATGCTGGTGGTGGTGGAGGAATAGCAGAAGCACAAGAGTTTAGACAAACTGCAAGTTATACTGGAAATGGAGATTTAACTAGCAATTGGGAAATTTCTGATAATACTGGACAAACTTCTTTAACAGGTGGCAATGCAGTTTCTCAAAGCTCTGGAATATTTTCATTTGCAGCTACAGGATATTATTTAATTATGGTTAACGCTGATGTAGAAAATGCGTCTTCCGATGGTACTGCTGAAATTAGAACAATGTTTACTAATGATAATTCTAGTTACGCTGTATATACTTCTGCTACAACAGGTGCGTCAGGTTCTGGAGCAACTAGACAGACAGCAAGCTCTAACCTTATATTAGATATAACTAATACAACTAATCAGAAAGTTAAATTTAATACAAGTAGTTTCGGTGGAACAGGTATAGGTTCCACTACTGTAAGTAATAGCACTTTTGTATTTATGAGATTAGGAGATACATAAAATGGCAAGTAAACATTGGTTTAGAGAACCAGATATACAAGATGCTTTATTAACCTTTAATGTAGGTAAATTCCAATGGTATGGTTGGAAAGATACCAAAGATGGAATGGTTTATTCTAACGTAAAACTTAATGATGATACTGCTACAATGCCTTCTGAATCAGAAGTTAATGCAAAATTAGCAGAGTTTAAAGCAGAATATGATTTACAAATTGCTACTTGGAACTTAAATAGAAAAAAGGCATATGGAAATATAGAAGAACAATTAGATATGATGTATTGGGACAATGTTAATAGTACAACTACATGGAAAGACCATGTAGCTAAAGTAAAATCAGATAATCCCAAATCATAGGAGAATGAAATGGCAATACAATACATAGGATCAAGCATATCTGGAATTGCATCAGATACCAAACCTACCCTCTCTGCAAATGAGAAGGGAGTTCTATTTGTTGAAACTGACACAGATAAAATATATCAATGGGATACAGATTCATGGAATGAAGCTGGTGGGGGTACTGATTTAGATGGTGCTATAACAATAAATGATTCTGGTGCTGACGCCGATTTTAGGGTTGAAAGTAGCGGTAATGCTAATATGATATTTGTTGATGCTGGTAATGATGCTGTAGGAATTGGAACCAATTCTCCACTATCTTATGTTGCATTAGACATAGATTCGGGGTCTGATTCAATTAATACTGTATTTAGAAGCACTAACGACTCTGGGGATTGTTTAAGAGTAATGTTAGTTTCAAATAGTGCTTCGCCAGCCGATAATGACGATGTTATAGCAATAAATTTTAAAGCTGATGATGATGGTGGTACATCAAGTTATGTTGCAAGAATTGGTGTTAGAATGAAGGATGTATCTGCTGGAACATTAAACTCTGAAATGAATTTTAGTGTAGCAAATAATGCTAGTGACGCAAATACTACAGGTCAATTAACAATGGCTGGGGTTTGGACGGACTCCTCAGACGCAGCTTTTAAAACTTATGAAGGGACAGCACATTCACTTTATGGCGGGACAGATGGAAAAGTTATCACTGATAAATTAAAAACATTAAATGTTGGTAGGTATTACACTAAAGATACTCCAGCAAATAAAATAGCAAAAGCTGAAAGACATATAAGTCCAACAGCACAAGATTTTTATAATGCTTTTGGTACTGGTACAGAACTTTCTGGGTTAGGTGGAGAAATTACTAAAAGTGATGGAACAAAAGAAACACAAAATGCTACATTATCCCCTAAAGATATGGCTGGTGTAGGACTAATGGCAATTAAAGAATTAATAGCACGAATAGAAACTTTAGAGTCTGAAGTCGAAACTCTAAAAGGATAAAGTTTAAATACTAATCAACGTATAATATATTATAAGCATAAGTTAAAGGAGAGATACATGGTAGATATTGATGTAAAAAGCGAATTTGATACGCTAAAAGAACAAGTTGAAAAACTTGCAGCTGAAATTAACAAAAAGGTAGCTGAGAAAGATGCCCTTGTAAATCAATTTCAGTCTTTAAATGGAGCTTTAATGTATTTAAGAGGTAAAGTCCAAGCAGCAGGTTTAGATACAGGAGAAGAGCCAAGCACAGAATCAGAACAGGATGAAGTTTTAGATCAAAGTGTGGAATATCCACCCGATGAAAATAAATAATGTGAGGTAAAATTGGCAGCGTTTCCAAGTTCACAATTTACGAAGGTTTTTACCTATAATGGGAGTTCTTTTACTGATGTAACTCTTGAAGCTCAGTCGCCTGGAGGCACTGCATTTAGTGCTTTAGGGGGAACTTCTCATATATTATATATGGGTCATGACGCAAAATTTGACATGGCTATATTTGATGTAGATACAGCAGGTAGTTTAGGGGCATTAACATGGGAATACTACAATGGCAGTGCATGGACTACTTTTGTACCAGCTTCTGCTAGGTATGAGCTTGACCCAGACGACAATGAAGGGGCTGCATATGACTTCTCAAAAGATGGTGCAGAACTTTTCCCACCGAATTTATTAAGTGATTGGGCTACAGTTGCTATTAATAGTGTCACAAAATATTGGGTAAGAGTAACGTCAGCTGCATCCGTATCAACTGCCCCAACTATTAAAAGAATACAAATGAGAGCTTATGAAGCTTATACAACTACAAGACAAGTTTATGAGTTATTGCAACTTAAAAACGTATTAAGTGGTACTGATTTTACCACTAGTACAGTTCCTAGCAAGGCAACTGTTGAGCAGGCTATTATGGAAGCTCAAAGTTATATAGATATGCATACTCGTAAATCTTGGCGTCCCACCTACGTAGCGAATGAATACCAACAGTTTAATTTAAATGGATTTAAACTAGATAAACCAGACCCATATAAAATATTAAGTTTAAAAATATGGAATGGTGCTAGCTGGGATACTAAAACCCAAGGTAGGACAGGTGATTATTTTCTAGTGCCAGATACTGGAATGATCCAATTTAGCAGATATTTCTTACTACCAGCTAGATTTACTAGTTATAATGCTCCTGTATGGAGATGGGGTGGCGGAGAATTTACAATGCCTGTGAAAGTAACTTATCTTGCTGGAAGGGATATTGAGACAGATGTAAGACAAGGCGGTATAGTACAAGATATAGCTAAAAAAATAGCTGCTGTTGACGTAATGAGGACTGCTGATTTTGGTGGTGCTGTAGTAAGTGGCATGGATAGAATAAGTATGGAATCCAGAGTTGCTGGATGGTTAGAAGAAACAGCCGATACAATCGATAGCTTAAAAGCTTTTGAGGTGTTTTAATGGCTGATGAACCGATACCTATAGATGATATTTTTACAGACTTAGATAGCCAATGGAACGCTAGTAATGTAACAAAACCATCTTTTATAACTGTAAACGCTGCTAATGAACCTATACGTTTTGATTTAAACGTTGGAGATCATTTGGTTGGTAGAACTGGAAGCCCTGCGTTTACTGAATCTCCTCTAGGAAACTGGAAATATGGGAATAGAGCTTATGCAGTTGAAATTGAACTTTTTACAAGAGTAAGTAGACAAAGATTATTTAATCTTATGCAAGAAATTAGGAGAATATGTCATGCTAGAAAACACGCATTAACTAATTTCCAACGTCAGCAATTTGGTGATTTTATGGAAGAAACTAGTGAACAAGTTAACGTGTGGACAGGTACAGTAGAAATACTCCTAGAGAATAATGCTGTTTTACTAGAAACTTAACTTAAATTAGTATAATGAATATATAATGGGGGTATTTTATGGCAGTATATAGACCAGATCAAGCACAACTAACATTTGCTACCGAAGCAGCTCAAGGAGCCGATCCTGAAATGGCTGAAGGAACTTTAGTAGGTTCAGGAGCTACTGCGGCATTAAATGACGCTAGTGGTCATGCTGCTGGGTCACGTTCTATTACAGTTGATGGGGTAAGTGGAACTTTTGTAGTTGGTGATTTCATTCGTATAGGTACAGTTGCAGGCACAGCATCTCAAACTGTTGTTGAATGTGAAATACGTCGAATAGAAGCTATTGACGGAACTGTGTATACACTTGATAGACCATTAGCATTTTTCCACGCTGATAACGAAGAAGTAAAAGAAGTATCTGCTATTGGTGGGGATGCGACAAGAAATGATAAAAATAAATACATCACATGGATTCCAGGTGTATATGAAAGTATAGACACCCCTGATCCAGAGATGTCTATTGAAGGCAAACGCTTTTTAGGAACGCAATCTAAAAGAAATTGGTCTGTTGCTTATCCAGGTTCACAAAGTTTATCTGGATCAGTTAGCGGTATAGTGTTATTAAATGGGTGGCCACTAAGGTTTCCAATTGGTAAGGTAACAACTATTCCAAGTGCTGTAACAGGTAGTGCTACATTAAACGGAGCAGTTAAAAAAGGTGATATTTTTATCACTTTATCAGGAAGTCATGGAGTAGTATCTGGCGATATTATAGCAATTTATGACGCTGCTAATACAACAAATACTACCAAGACTACTGAAGTAAGAAAGGCTGACTATTTACCCTCTACTAACGTAGTAAAATTAAATTACCCATTACACTTTGATCATGTAACAGGTGCTTATGTTAGAGAACAAAACTCCGCGTCTTATTATGATCATGAAATCGTAGAAACTACTGATTTAGATACTGTTTCTTGGCACGTTCATATGAAAGAAAGTAGTGAAACAGCGGCTAAAAACTTCGATAGGCGTTATCTTGGTGGAATGATTGGTTCTGCCACAATAACCGCAGAAGAAGAAGGTATGGTTACAATGGGTTGGGATAGCGTAAATTTCCTTAACATGGTTCATAATCAAGCTAACCAAACTACACTAGGAACTAATTTATATAGTGGTGCTTCGGTATCAGCTAATATGCCTAGATATGGATTAATGCAAGCTATTGATTTAGATGATGTTGGAATGGTTAATCAAACTGTGAATTCAGCAAACGATGGGACAGGATATCCAAACACACAACCCTATTATTTTTCACAAGGCACAATTAAATTTTTCGGGCAAGAAATTGCTAGAATAAGAAGCTTTTCATTATCAATCGCTAATGGAGAGGAGCCTAGATATTATTTATCAAAACAGGGAAACAGGGCTAGAGGACCTTATGAAATAACAGAGGGTGCTAGAGAATATTCAATGACTGCTACCGTTGTATTACCTGACGCTGATTTCAATGCAGATGCGGCCTATGATGCAACTAATTTACAAACTGGTGCCTTAGAAATATTTAAGCAGTTATTATTAGAGGGTGATTATGGTGGAACAACTGCAACTACTGCGAGAACTGGTTTTACAGCCACAATAAAATTTGAAAGAGCTACGAATGACTATATAATAATAGACATACCTGGCTCTACAACTGCTGGAACACCAACTGCAGCAAGCAATGCATTAAATTCTCAAGGGATATTTATAAATACAGCACCACATACAATATCTGATGATAACCCCTTGCAGGTTGATTTAGATATGATCTTTCGATCGTTACGAATTACAATAAGAGATACACAACCATTTTATCCATAAAACTGAGGAGGTAGCATGGGCGAGCAAAGCAAAGCAAACACCTTTGACGTATCCAAATATCAAACAGTTACTACTGACGAAAAAGTTACAGTAACAATTGATGAAACAGGTGATACGTTTGAAGTAACAGTAAAACCAATGTCTTGGAGTAAACGAAATCAACTGGTTTCAAAGTGTTTAAAATTTACTCAAAATGGACAAACAAGTTTTCAAGGCGATCTCTATATTAGAGAAGCGTTAAAAGAAACAATTATAGATGCCCCTTGGGGTAGAACTACAGAAGCATTTTTGATGTCAATTGATGAAAGACTTGGAATTGCATTAGAAAAGCTAGTTCCAACAGCTTTTGGGGGTGATACTGGGGGTAGCCCAGAGCAAATAAAAAAAGAATAATGGTTTTTCTACGTAACCCTAAAGAGTGTAACGTAGAAGAGAATGTGTTATATACCTATTGGTTAACAGTTTTGTCATTGTTAAAAATAGGAATACCATATGAAGCTATATTAAATTTTACACAGAGTGAAATTGAACTAGTATTGGCTACAGAGGGAGCTTTAAAACAAAAAGAGCAAGAAAATGAAGCATCGGAAATGGCAAGACAAAAAGCCTCATTTCCAAGTGTAGGCGGCAGAAGATTTTAATGTTAATTAGAACTGGAGGATATTAAATGCCTTTACCATTATTAGGAATGGTTGCAAGAGGTGCTATGATGGCTGGCAGAAGTGCTGGTGGTATGGCTTCTCGTGGTATGAACGCTATGAGTTCTGGTGCTGGTGAAGCTGGTGCCTCTGCTTCTGAAGGGTGCTGTGCTAAAGCCGATAAAAATCATAAAGACCTAATGCACAAACGAAGAGGTATAAAAGCAGTTGCTTTTGCGACAGGTGCAATGATGAAAAAAAGCAGCATATTTAGTGGTATGATAGGTCTTATAGTGAATTTAGTCGAAATGATATTTACTATAATTCTATTACCTCTATTACCACCTGTAATTTTTATTATTAAGTTATTAGCTTGGGTTATAGGTTTAATAACTCCTATTTTTGTAGGTATTTTTCAGGCGGTAAATTGGGTTTTTGAAAAAATAGGATCATATGTATTCCCAGCATTAGAAAAATTTAAAGGGTGGGTACACGCAGGCTGGGATTGGTTAGTTGCATGGTTTAAAAAAATTGATTGGGATCAAATATGGCAATCAATTAAAGACTTTTTTTGGTCAGTATTTAACCCAGTTAAATCTTTTGTTGAAACCATATGGAATTGGTTAAGCCCCCACATATCAAAAATATCTGGTTGGATTATGGAAGGATTACGCTGGTTGGGAGCTGCTGCTGGATGGGCACTTGATATCTTTCAAAGAGTATGGACATGGGTAAAAGATTTTTTTGGTAGCATATTAGAATTTAAATGGCTTAAAAACATAAGAGATTTTATTTTAGATAAGGTTGCATGGTTTCTTGATTTAATATCGGGAATTGATTTCAAATGGTTTGGTGGTAAAGTATTTAGTGATGCTGGAAATACTGCGGAAATGATAAGAGGATGGCTGGAAAATCAAAAAACTCCTGGTCCAGGAGTAGCTGACATGGATTTCAGTAGTATAAAATCACCAACTGTAAATATATCCGTTGTTACTGGGGACTTGCAAGAATTTCAGGAAGTTAAGATTGCAACAGACCAAACAAACAAAGATAACGAACAAGACGCAGTTAGAATAGACGGTCTTGCTAGTATGTATGGTTTTTAATATGGGGGATATATACTAATATGGACGCACCTTTAGCAGTATTAATACGAGATGGCACACACGCAGGAGCTACAAATAGATTAGCTTTAAAAGCTGAACAGCTTGCGGTATCTATACAAAGAAAGCCAATAGTTCAAGATTTACCGCAAACAACGCCAATAATAATTGATTTGGGACAAAATAAACCCGCAATAACATTATCTGGAATGATAGATAATGTTGGTACAGATAAATCTGTTGGTTTAAGCAATACCGATATAGGTTTTTGGCATATGGAAAAAATGACTGTTTCTGGACCAAATGCGGCAGGAACAGGGGTGGAAAATCAAACGTATTATGTACCATATAAAAATTATTTAGAAAATAAAATAGTAACTTGGGTTACATCTACAAATAAATTACAACTTGAAATTGGAGATGCTTCAATAACTGAATATGAAATTAGCAATATGGCAGATGTAGCATTTGCTGGCAGATCAGAAGCAGGGACAATCTCAGGTGATAGTCTGACTGATTCCGACTCTGATGTAGGTATTACCGTGTCAGATGTTTCATATTTTTATGATAACAATGAACAATTAATTCAAATTGGCAACGAAATTATGCGAGTTGGCAATATTTCAGGTTCTACTTTAACAGTTTGGAGAGGGCAAAAGGGTACAACCAGAACTTCTCATAGTGATGGAGCTCAAATATATGCTTTAGGTATAGCACCTGGGTCAAATGGATATGCAACAGGTGGTGGTATATATAATGTTGCTATTTCGCAAGCACAATTTACGTGGGTTCCTGGGGAAGAAGATAGGTGGATATATAATATTTCTTTTGCTGCGGAACTTAGGAAAGGGATTAAATTCTAATGGCAAGAGCTATTGCATCATATTGGGATGGTGACTCTTGGGAAGATATAGTAACAAATAGTCAAAGTTCTCTTATATCATTCAAAATTACTGATCACTTAGGCAGACCCCAACAAGCTAAATTAGTTGTATCCAATTCAAGTACAACGCCTTTTTCAGGTGCTAGTGGACAAAGTGATGGTCCGTTTACAGGTATATTTACCGATTTTATGCCTATACGTATAAAAGATGGGGATACCTCACAGGTTTATTTTTATGGGGCTATTTATAAAACCCTTGAAAGATATGACAAACAGAGGGGCATGGTTTTAGAGTTAACTGCTATTGATTGGTTAAACGAACTAAAAGAAAATAATACAGCAGATGATTTTTCATACACTATTCTTTCTCATGCGACAGACGCCTCAATAAATCCAGCAGATATGATTTTATATTCTCAGGCAAACACACCAGAATATGATATGACTAAAAAAGTATGGACTGACGCAATTTCTTCTAGGGGTGGATTAATTAAATCTTTAATAGATAAAGGGACTAATAACGTAACACACCCTGGAAGTGGGGCATCTACAGATGCTAGATTTAGAGATTCTTTAGAAAAATATCAAGAAGATTTTATTTATAATTTGGGGGCTAAAAGTTATTTACAACATATAGCTAGCCTAGCATCAGAGGAACCACATGATTTAGAAGCTAACGAACAGATATATGGATTCTCATATTATGCAGACCCAAACTTCACAGCTACTGGTAATACAAAGCCAACTGCCTTTTTTAATTACTTTAAAAGAGCGAGTAGACCCTCCACAAATCCATCTACATATGGGTTAACGTTAGAACTACCATCGGGAGCTAACTTTTCACAAACTGGTCAATTACACGCTATGAATAACTTTTCTTTTGAAAGACCAAGAGAAGATACAGTAACTGAGGCGATTGTTACTTTTCATGATACTGGGGAAAGTAGTGATGATGGACCAGGTATTGCTGAAGGTACAACTGTTACATTTGAAGCTTTAAAAATAAAAGCTGCAAATACAAGTCATTCTGCTGTGGATGGAAGTGGTACAGGCACTAGTCCTAATTTCACATGGAAGGGGAAAGCAATTACTGGAGGTACTGCTGGTAGTCATAGTAGTGAAATGTTAATGGCATACTCAACTTTAATAAATGGGGCAATTACAAGTACAGGTGCTTCTACTTTTGTAGTGGATAGTATAACTGATTTACATAAAAATCAAACCATAGTAGTTTCTCATTCTGGATCAGACCCAGAAGAAATGAAAATTACAGCGATAAATACATCAAACAATACACTAACAGTTACAAGAAACACAGATGGAACTGGAGCTCATACACATAGTGATGATGCTTTTGTATATGTAGCAGATGTAGCTAGGATGCAATATATAAATAAAACAAGTGGTATTTCAAACACTGATCCAGGTTATGTATTAGTTTCCGAGATTGATCCAGTATTAACAGAAGGAAATCAAACTGGTATATTTGCAGAAAATAAAATATTTGTAGGTAGAACTAGTGGAACAACCTTTACGTTAAAAAGTAGGCCAAAAGCTACATATGGTGTAAGTAAAAGCGTTAGAGAATCTGTAGGGGATTTAAAATCACAAAGAGCTGTTAGAGAAAAAATAGCTGCAAAATTAATACGTAAGTCAGCTCAAAAAGTAGTAGGTTCATTTACAGCTGTAGAAAAACCTAGATTTTATGTAGATTTTACCCCTAGTGCTGTTAGTACAAGTTCTGGTGTAGATACAGCTACTTTAGCTAGTACTGTAAGTGCTTTAGATGGTGATGTTGGTTCTGCAACAGCAACAACATTTACTGTGGATTCAGATGCAACAACAGCTTTTACTGTTGGAGAAATAGTAAATATTGATAGTGAAATGGTTAGAATAACAGAGATTACAAATAGCACAACTATAGAAGTTGAACGTGGAGTTGGTAGTACAACAGCAGCGACCCACAGCGATAATGCTACTATATCAGGAGCCTCGCCTTTTTCTTACGGAATAAGAATAGGTACTACATTAGTAGAGTTAGATTCATCTAGTAACATAACAACGACTTATGGATATGTGTCCGCAATGAGCGGTACAACAATAGGTGCTACTTTAAGCACAGGTACTATGAGTACATCTAAAGCATATAGATTTTATGTACCTGTAAGGGCTGGAGATTTAGTAAAAGTTAGAAATGATCTTGTTAACGTTAATACAAACATGATTGTTACTGCTACAGAATTTGTAGAAGAATCTGGTGTACAAAAAACACGTTATGAAGTAGTAGGATCAGAGTCTGCAATTACAGATGGAGATAATGCAAAGATGGACTTTGAGGGGGTAGAACCAGAAAGCTCTGGAATAGCTGCTTTAATACAATCGGCATCTACAGATAATCAAATGCCAGAAACACATTATCCACAAGAAAAAGCTAAAGATTATAAAGATGCTTTTACAACTTGTGTATTTACATCTCAAACAGGGGATTTGTTAGATAGTGTTGCATGGGCTGCTGGCACATTAACAATAGGAAATACAAAAACATCTATTGATGCTGGCGAAACTGGCGATATGAATTCAGATGGTAGGAAATATAATATATATTATTCAGGTAGTGGATCAACACTTTCAACAGTAGAAAAAAGTGCCTATGCAGCACTTGCTGATGTAAAGAATGGTTTTGCGGTATTAATTGCAGAGGCTAAATATGGTGATCCAGAATCTATATTTAAACTTTTTGTACAACAAACGGATATACCAACAAAAGGCGATGCAACGAAATTTATATCTAATCAATCCATGACAACAGCGTTATTGAAAAAAGGGGCACAGCCTTGGACAACCACAGTAGAATTTCAAAAATTCCCACAGTCCGATTCTTCTTTATATAATAAGTTTTCTTGGGGTAATGGTACCGCAGGTAATACTGCAGGTTATATATCTTTCGGTACTTCTTCTACAGATACCCACCCAGTAGATTCAGGTAATTCAAATACAGATTTTTCAAGTATAGGGGGGGCAAATTTAAGTAGTGGTTTAAGTGATAACACAACGTATTATTGCTTTTTAGATATATCCGATTCATCTTCTGCTTATCCTGTAGGAGTAACTACAGATTATAGAGTCCCATATCAAGATAATAAAATATTAATGGCTACAGTTATTGTCGGTACATCACAGGATAATACAAATACTAAGGGTAACTCTCCAACTATATTACCTTTCAATGGAGTGGTACCAACTATAAGTGCTAACGCAATAGCAGCGAATTCGATTACCGCAGATGTAATACAAGCAAATGCAATTACTACAGATCACCTTATAGCAAACGCAATTGACGCTGACGCAATTACCGCAAACGCAATAACATCTAAACACACAATCACAGGTGCTGTAATACAAACATCCACAGCTTCCACAGGGGTTGTTAGAATTGATACAGCAAATGGTGATGTGTCTTTAAAATTAATTGGTAATACAGCAACAGGAGCTGCCAGTCATGGGGGTGGTGCTAGATGGTGGAATTCAGAAACCGCAGTAACATCTGATCCTAGTATGGCAATTATAGCTGTTGATTTAACAGGTACTAGTGGGCTGGAAGATCAATTCCTACCCACTTTTGTATATAATTTACTTCATACAGCAAATCCACTTAGATTTAGTGGGAATTATCCCACAAGTTCGTCTAGTCAAAATTTAGTTTATGGGAATTCTGATGGTCCCCAACTTTTACCTTATGCAGATGGTTACGGATACTTAGGTACATCTGATTATAGATGGAAGTCAATTAGTACAGATGCCCTTGATAATGCTTCGGATAGTAGATTAAAAGATAATATAACAAATTTATCGAACAGCGATGCTTTAACTTTTATTGATGCGTTTCAACCACGTAAATTTAATTTTAAAAGTGATCCTGATATTTCTTCATATGGTTTAATAGCTCAAGAAGTAGAAACTGTATTAACAGGTTTGGGATTAGATAAAACAAAAATGAGATTAATACATATACCATCTTCAGAAACAAGACTTGAAAGGGACATGGAAACAGGTGAGATTTCTACTGTAAATAGAAATAGATCATTGAATTACATTGAATTAATAGCTCCGTTAATTGGGGCGATAAAAGAATTAAAAGCTAGAATTGAAGCATTAGAATCTTGATAATATATGAGAAAAAACCCAAGAAAGATTAAAAGGATAATTCTTTATAGAAGAGAAAACCCTACCCTAACCCTCGCCCAAATTGGTAAAAGATTTAAGTGCTCCAGAGAATACATACATCACGTTCTTAAATCTAATAACGAACCCACTCTCAGAGCTATACCTAAAAAAGTAACACCTTGTATTAATTGCAATACTTTAATAGAAAAAGGTATTAGATTTTGTTCAAATAAATGTAGATTTAATTACTATAATATTAAAGTAACTTGTACATTATGCAGAGTTCCTTTTTACAGAAAACGATATCAAATTATACAAAGATATTACGATCTTAGAGGGTATAAACATATTTATTGTTCCAGGCAATGTTTTTATAGAGGACAAAGAGCTGGGATAAGTTCAAAGAAAAATTTGATTTAATTCTAATATTAGTATAAAATCATTATATAACATAGTTAATATTATGAAACGGAATAGTTTTATGTTTAAATTATTTACTCATAAGGGCTTTTGGGCGTTGTTCGCAACGCTTTCTTTAGCTCATATTATGGAAGATATGGTGTGGGCGGTTTTAGCAAGATATACAACTATTCATATTGGTTTCTTAATAATAGGAATCGTATTGTGGTCTTTCGCCACGACTGTAATTATTAAATATGTAGGTCGAAAAAAACAAAAGGATAGAGATGATAATAAATGATGAGTTGATAAAACAATGGGAACCCAAAATTCAAAGGATGTTAAGTAATACATATATAATTGGAATGGATCGAGAAGATTTAGCCCAAGAACTTAGAATAGCCATTTTAAAAGCAGCGAAATCATTTGATGATAGTAGAGGAATTATATTCCACACCTATTTACACACGACATTACTAAACACAATCAGAACACTTATGTCCAAAGTAGGACGACAACCAGAAATCAGAAGTTTAGACGCAGTTTATGAAAATACAAACATGGCAGATAGTAAAATATTAGAAGCCTTACAAGACCCAGTTAACCATGAGGAGATTATACACGCTATGGATTTACTGACAAATCATAATCTTTCAAAAAATGAGAAAGAGTTTGTGTTTTTAAGGCTTGAAGGTTTAACTATGGAGGAAATTTCTGAAAACTTAGGTGAGTCAGCTTATAAAGTAAGACAAAGCCTAAGAGAGAAGTTTGTTGATTTAGCTAATGAACACCAAATCGATTTCTAAATATACCGCCAAGGACCTTTACGAATTATTTAGTGACTTATATATAGAGAAATACAATAAAGAATATGAATCAGTTTGGTTTATAGGTAATGAAATGAAGGGGCTAAAAGAGGGGATAGATAATTATGGAGCCTCTAGCATGGCTTGTGCGATATTAAATTGTATTAAAGCTAATGATAAAGTAGTAAACATACCATATTTAATTGCTGGATTAAAATATTATTTAGTTGAGTACAATCCTGACATATATTGGGCGGTACATAAATTTGGGGATGAGAAAATAAAGAAATTATGGAGAAAATATTTAGTATTAGATGCTATATGGTTTCCATCAGCAACACAAAAGATAGAATTACAAGACGTAGTAAAGAGATTAAAAAAATATGCCAATGAAAAGATCAAAAAGACAGGGAAGGCTCCTACAAAAAAGAAAAATTGATTCAAATATTGAAGAATCAGATAATTTTTTTAGGATTATGGGGGTTGACAGAAAAGGAAATATAACGATAATTAAAGATTGTAGGGAGTTTGAAGAAGCAAAGAATATAGTGGATTTATTACCACAATCATTAGTTGATTATTATATTCACTACAACGAGTCAAGCAGAGTGTTATATACGAGAATGGCGGAGAACAATGGAGAGTTATGAATACATAGAGTCAGCAATAATCTTTAACTTGAACAGTAAAGAGAACTTGAAGGCTTTTAAGTATAGTGAACGTGATTTTAATATTCACGGACCTGCTTATGCATTTATAAATAACTATTGGGATACTACTGGTAAACTTCCAACACAATCATTATTAACTGAAAACTTCCCTTCCCTAGATATAAGCAGTATTGACGTAGATTTTAATTATGCATTAAAAAACTTTGGTAAGCTTTATCTTACAAAGAAAGCTGTAAATGCGGGACGCAAAGTAAGAAGTGAAATACAAGACGATCCTAAAAAAGCTATTGCTACACTTATAAACGATTTAACTAGTATTCAGACCAATTTTGATGAAGATATTTATATATATGATAAAGGGACTGATGAAAGATATACGGAATATGAATCAAGAATAAAGATAAAAGAAAACGGTTCTGGCTTAATGGGAGTGCCTACAAGCTTTAAAACCATAAATGCATTTGGTGTTGGATGGATGCCAGGTGAGCTTATAGCGATTTTTGCAAGACCAACTATAGGTAAGACGTGGATGTGTGTTCACGCGGCTGCTACGGCCGTTAACAAGGGTTTTAAGACACTTCTAATATCGACAGAGATGCCTGCTAGAGCCATAAATATGCGTTTAGATGTAGTTTTAGCTAATATGATGGGTTATGAGTTCTCTCACACGGATTTACGTAGAGGGAATAAAATAAACACGGAAAAATATAAAGATTTCTTAAGTCATAATAATAGGGAATCATTACTTGTATGTGATCATATACCAGGACAAGTAGGAATATCTCAAGCATCAATTGCAACTTTAATAAGAAAGTACAATCCAGAATTTGTAGTTATAGATGGTGTATATTTGATATCAGGGAATAATTCTAAAAAAGCAGCATGGGAGCAAAACCATGAATTGTTTTATGGTCTTAAGAATTTAGCTACCAGTATGGACGTTCCCATTTTAGTTACTACACAAGCGACTAGAGATGCCTCTAATATGTTTACACCACCTAGAGCAGATCAGGTAGCATTTGGAGATGCTTTAATTAGAGCCGCAGATGCTGCATTAGCAATGTGTGGAATTGAAAATGATGATAATAAAAGAATGGTTCAGTTTCAAAAGTATAGGGACGGAGCTATTCCAAAACTGACAACTGTCTTAGATTGGGATGTTGATATAGGTAATATCAATGAGTTGGAAAATTATAACGTAGACGATTTTTAGAAAGGAGAGTTTACTATGGGATTACTTGATTGGCTTGGAAGCGACGATGATGTGGTTGTTAAGCATTTAAAGTCTAAAGCTGATTCTAGGGAAGAAATAGCTGTAACTGTGGGCATGATTAAAAAAGGTATTGCCCCTGATTCAGATGGCTACCCAAACGAAATTGCTTTGTTCTTACGAAAACCGAAAAAGGATAGATAAATGGATTGGTACTCCCTTTTAATCCGTTATGGTGTGGATGTACCAAATACAGAAGATGAATTCAGTATTCATTGCCCATTTCATGACGATAGAAGGGCATCATGTGCTGTTAATATAGAAAAAGGTGTTTGGAATTGTTTTGCTGGGTGTGGGCAAGGCGGTCTTAATTCATTTATCTGGAGAATATCTGGAAAACCTTGGAATGAAATTCAAGTAGAAATTCAGGAAACTGATCTTGATTTTTCAATAGGAGAGTTTGATTTAGGAATTAAAACACCTGATGAAGAAGATACTTTCCAACCTACTTATGAGGGATTAGTAGATATTAATGATAATCATTGGATATATCAAAGAGGTTTCACGAAAGAGATATTAAAAACATGGGGTTGTAAGCAAAACGCATATGGAGATTTTGTTTTACCAGTTGAGAATGAGGAGTCTGAAACATTGGGGTGGATAACTAGAAGATTGGAGCTTACACCTAAATACTTATTCAGCAAAGGATTTAGAAAATCCAAAGCATTATTTGGTTTAAATCATTTAATGGATAAAGATGTGATATTTATATGTGAGGGTGCTTTAGATGCAATATGGTTACATCAAAATGGTTATAATGGATTAGGAATATTAGGAGCTACAATATCAAAAAATCAAATCGAATTATTAAAAAAGTTAAAACCGCAGGAGGTGGTATTATGCCTTGACAATGATGAAGCAGGAAAAAAGGGAACTGAAAAAGCTACGTTTGACCTAGAAGATTGGTTTATGATAAGTTTTATACAGTTTCCAAAAAGATACAAAGATTTCCAAGATATACGTAATAGAATAGAAATAGATAAAATTATAGAAAATAGAAATATATTTTAAAGGAGAAAAAAATGAGTGGATTAAAATTAATTTCAACAGCGACTACAGAGTCATATTCAGAGAGAACAGAGAATAAAGAGTTATACCTAAAAGATGGGGATCAAATTTTCCTAACTTCCCTTCCTACTGGTGATCCTGAAGATACAAAACATCCATATTTCAATTTATTTGATTATTATTGGATATACACTTATCCAAATCAGGGTGGTAGAGGATTTATTAACCAGCTTGCGGGATGGGAACGTGTAGCAGATGATGATAGGTTAGATTTAAGTGGTGTACCAGAGGAGATCAATGGTAACGAAATTAAACCTAAACATAAATTTGCATTTTGGGGATATGTACATCACATAATACATGCAGAAAAATTACAAGATTCTTGGGAGCCGACTGAAGGTCCTGGCGGTAGAAAGGCATTTAAGGAAACTTTAAACGATTTTAGGATAGTTAGTTTAGGTTTCGGGCATATGGGAGTTACAGTTAGACAGCTAGAGGAAGTGTATGAAGAATGGGGTACACTCGATAAGGGGGTCATGAGGATTAAGCGAACAGGGAAAGGTATGTATGACACTAGTTATACAATAAGTCAAACAGTAAAAAACTTCGAGGTTCCTAAAGCAAAATTAGCTGAAGCGAATAAATTACCTAGTATTAGGGATTATTTTTACGATAGATATGGGCAAGCGTTTGTTCCAAAAACTATAGAAAATAATTCATCACCTGATAATGGGGATTTATTTTAGTTTAGTGAAGTAAATATATGGGGGCTAAACACCCCCATATATTAAGTAAATGGATTTAGAAATGATGACAATAGTTAATAATTTAACTTTTAAAGAAGATTTAGAAAAACTAAAAGCACTTGGTCCTGAGTTATGTATAGATGTTGAAACAAATGGATTAGATTCTTACAACGGAAATCAAATCTGTGGTGTTGGGGTGGGACAGCCTGACCATACTGGTTTAATGCAATATTATCCATTTAGGCATCATCAAGGACAAAACTTAAACCCTAATTGCCTTAGAGAATTGATTCAATATTTAAATACTGGTGTTGATACATTTATAGGATATAACATTAAATTTGATTTACATTTTTTAGAACAAGAGGGTTTAAGAGTTGCTGATAAAAAATTAATTGATGTAATAGTTATGGTTCGTCTAATAGAACATAGTGATACCAAGGAATTATCTTTATCCGCTACTGCAAAACGTCATTACGGTGAAGAAGCTATTCAATATGATATAGATACTAAGAAACAACTTAGATCAAATAAATGGCATAAGGACTTTTCAATGGCTCCTGCTGACTTTTTGGGGGAATATTGTAAAGAAGATGTAAGATTGACCTCTAGGATATATCAAAAAGCCTTAAAACAAATAGAATCAACCCAGCAACAGAAAGTATTTGATCTTGAATGTGAATTAACCCAAGTTTTATTCCAAATGGAAAAAAGAGGTATCTCTGTAGATAACCAATATGCTTTAAAAGTAAGGGATTTATTATTAAACAGGTTAGAAGATGTTCAAGAAGAAATATACAGTCTTGCTGGTTCTGAATTTAATATCTCTAGTCCCGCACAAATAGGAGAAATATTTAAAAATCTAAATATAGAATCACCCATGCAAACGGAAAAGGGTTCGCCTTCTTGGAATGAGGTTGCATTAGCAAGTATTAACCATAGATTAGCAGGGCTTATTAGACAGTACAGAGCTTTAGAAAAGCTAAAGTCTACTTATATAGAGCCATATATAGATACAACCATTATGAGAACCTCATTTTGTAATTGGGGCACATCAACAGGTAGATTATCTTCTAGAGAACCAAACTTACAAAACATTCCACGGAACTATTTTAAACTGGCTACAGAAAAATTAAACGATGAAGATAGGGATGGAATAAGGAATAAAATAGTAGCAATGGTATCTGCAAGAGGTAAGTCCCTACCCAGTGACTTATCTGATGACGTTTTAGAAACATGGGCATTTGTTGGGGATGAATCATTTAATCCAGATGATGCTAAACAAATAGCAATAAGACGTCTTTTTATTCCTAGAGATAATTATTCATTAGTTTCATTTGATTATAGTCAAATGGAAGTTAGGGTTTTTATGTCTTACTTTCGGAATGAAGTTATAGATGAACTACTAAATAAAGACGATGTAGATTTTCATGGGGAAGCAGCTAAGATTGCTTTTGGTATTACAGAAGGAGATAGTGAATTTAAATTTTACAGGCAACTAGCTAAAGGGATAACATTCGCTACAATTTATGGGAGTGGCAATAAATCATTAGCACAGCAATTAAATACCACGCCTCAAGAAGCTGGGAAATATAAGGAAAGATATTTTAAAGGCATGGTTGGCTCTAAGAATTTCTTTGACAGAGTTGTAAACAAGGTTACACAAACTGGTAATATTCACAATAAGTATGGTAGGAAATATAGAATTAATTCACGATTTGCTTATAAGGGAGTTAACTACCTGGTACAAGGTACTAGTGCTGATATCCTAAGTGAAAGAATGATAGAGATATCTAAATTCCTTGAGGATAAAGAATCAAATATTTTACTTCAAGTACATGATGAAATTATTGTAGAAATACATGATTCCGAATTAGAGACTATACCATTTAAAATTAAAGATTTACTAGAACAGAATAGTTTAAACATACCATTGAAGGTTGATATGGAGATATGTACCCCATCGTGGGCTACAAAAAAAGATTTTAAAGAACCTTCTTTAGATGATTATATTGATTGGAGTGTATATGACGAACGATAAATTATCACAATCGCAAATAATATTAAAAGTATTAGAAAGTTCTAGTGAACCAGTACCATCTCATGCAATACAAAAGACTCAAACGCCTTGGGGTTGGCTAGGTACATCAGCAGATCGAGAGGCAAGAAGATTAGCGGAAGAAGGAAAGATATCTAGAGAGAGGGTAGGAAAATATACTTATTACTCTAAACATAAATATGACAATTCAATTGATTGGGGGATATATGGCAACTAAATCATATGAAGAATCTTGCAGGGAAGCCGCATTAGAAATAGCACAGGTTGTAATAAACAAACAACATGATTATGGACATGACAATATATTAGCTTTTAGAGAAAAAGGGTTAGTTGTTAGATTGTGGGATAAGGTAGCAAGGTTAAAAAACCTGATGTGGAAAAACGATTATGAACCAAAGAACGAATCAGTAGTAGATACATTTATAGATATTGGAGGTTATAGTATAATTGCATTAATGTTACATAAAGATACTTTTAAAAACGAATTAGGAAGGAATAAGAAAAATGGCAAAGATAGAGATTAAATTAGGATATACAAAAAAGGTAGGGGATTTTGATTTTTTGAGGGCTGATGTTGGTATAAGTGAGATCGATACAGAAATACCTTTAGAAACTCAATTAGCTCCAGCAAGAGAATATTTAGATGGGCTTTGGGAATTAGCCAAAGATGATATAAATAATCAATATAAGGAACAGCAAGAGGGTATTGGTAAATGAGCTCTGATGATGCCTTAGAAAAAGTATTAAAAAAATATCCAGTAAGTTTTAAAGATACTTCAGGTTTTGAGTTTGATCGTATACCAACAGATATACGTAATTTAGACACCCTACTAGGTGGAGGCATATCTACTAGAAAATTTACGATGTTAACAGGGCAGAGCAATGCTGGCAAATCTTATTTAGCTTTACAGATTGTTAAGGCTTTTCAGAAACGAGATATGCCATGTTTATGGCTAGATGCAGAAGGTAGTTTTGATTTAGAGTGGAGTAAAAAATGTGGAGTTGACGTTGAGAAGCTTGGTAAAAAACGACCAACTACAGGTGAAGAAGCCCTTGATATTGCTAGGGCATATTTAGGGATTGGATTTCTAGTTGTAATTGATTCTTTTGCTGGTTTAGTACCCACAAAAAATTTAGAAGAAGATTTTTCATATACTCCTATGGCTTGGCAAGCTAGATTTTTAAACTCCTCATTACCTAAACTATTTTATGAATTTGAAAAGGGTAATGGCACATTATTAGCTATAAATCAGCTACGTTCATCACTAACCCCAAAACAAGGTGATACATATGTAGGGGGTGAAGGCCAGACATTCTTTGCTCATTTAATATTAAAGGTAATGAGAAAGGGTTGGATACTTGAAAAGAAAAAACGAGTTGGGTTCGACATGGAAGTCACAGTTAAAAAAACAAAAATTGGTGGTGAAAATCAATCAACAATAATTATACCATTTAGTATGAAAGAGGGTATGGATAATATCAGTATAGATATTAGGGAAGGGGAAAATATAGATTTAGTACAAAAGAAAGGTGCTTGGTGGTACTGCACAAAAAAAGATGGTACTGAATTTAAAGCCCTAGGTATAGACAAGTTAAGACAATTTTTTATCGACAATCCAGAAGAGTATAATCATTTCAAGAAAAACTTATATGATACCTAAAGAAGATACACAACAAGAACGCCTAGTAGCGGATTGCTTAATTGATTTGGGTATTAGGTATGCAGATCAACATGAATTTAACCCATATATAGTTGATTTCTATATACGAGATTTAAAGATGGTGATTGAAGCGGATGGCATATATGGCCATTTTAGGGAAAAAGATCGCAAAAGAGATGCTGATTTATTAGAGTATGACGAAGTGGAGCACGTAGTACATATTAAAGAAACCACGAAAACTAAAATAAAGGAAGCAATATGGCAGGCATTAAGAAAACTGGACGAGGAAGATTAGTAAAGCAAGATATCTGGTTAAATGAACTAATAGACGATTATTTGCATGGAACAATGACGCCACCTCGTAGTGGCGTTTTTCATCCTTCTACACTAAGCAATACTTGCGATAGAGCTGTCTGGTTAACATTTCATGGCAAAATGCCTAGCACTCCCTTAGAACCCACTTTAAATAGAATATTTCAAAATGGAAATTACTTAGAAAATCGTGTTGAATCATGGTTTCAGAATTTAGGTATTATACTAGCCAGAGAAATGCCTGTTAAACTTGATAACCCAGTTATGTCAGGACGTATCGATTTTGTTATCAAACATGAAGAGTATGGAAGAATACCTGTTGAGTTAAAAAGTATTAACACAACAGGATTTGGTAAATTAAAAGGTCCTAAAGAGGATCATCAACTACAACTTCAAATGTATTTAAACATGGCTGATCCAAAATTTGATATTGGAACTGTTTTATACGAAAATAAGAATGATCAAAAAATTAAATCATTTTTAGTTGAACGAGATGACAAGCAATGGGATGATATATTAAATAGATGTTTTACTATACAAGAAATGAAAGAAGCCCCAATAAAATGTACTGGAGCACCATGGTGTGCTTGTAAAAATGTAATAATAGAAGGAGAAAGTTATGAATTCTGAAAAATGGAATCCTCATAAAGCAATAGAATTAGCAGATCAAAATTTAAAATTGTTTGGTCCTCCTGAGTTTAAAGCTACATTAGATGAAAATGTAACCGAAGATTTACCATATGATGAAATAAGAAGTTTTGATAATGGTCAATTAGAGGCATTGTTTGTCATTTATGGAGGATATAAAGCTTATTTAGAAACTAAACTCAGTGATGATGAGGCTTTATTAGGTGCTTTAGAGTCTACTCATACCGAAGCGTGTAATATAGCTATACATAAAATTGCTCGAGAATATGATAATAAAGGTAAAAAAAAGCCGACAAAAGAAGAATTAAGAGGGGAGATGTATTTAACGTATCCTGAATTAAGAAATAAGCAACAAGAAATAATAACTGTACGAATACGAGTAAAAAAGATATCTGGTAGGCTGGCTACTTATTCCTCAAACTACAATACACTTTCTAGGGTAATAACATTAAGAAATGTTGGTAGGCATTTATGAATTATTTAGGTTTAGATTGTTCTAGCCTTGCTGTCCATGGTGTGATAATAGATGATGATGAAAAAATTATTTCAATGCATAAATGGGGGAGTAAGAATAAAGATTTTACTCAAAGATTCCCAGAAATAACATTAGATTTTTTCGATGAACTTAGTAGAATAAATAATATAGATAAATCTTCTATTGAAGCAGCGATTTTTATTCAAAATCCAAAGACGACTATCGCAATCGCCCATGTAGTTGGTGCTGTATGGTTATCTTTATTATGGAAGGGTATCGAAACAAATAGGATAGAAAATACTAAGTGGAAGAAAATAATTTTAAATAAAGGCAACGCATCAAAAGACGACATAAAACAATTTTCAATAGACAAATGGGGAGATATATTCCCTGAACAAGATTATGCTGATGCGGCTTGCATCGCATTATATAGCAAAAGGAGAGAAACATAATGGCTTTAGGTGAAGGCGGTTTAAAAAGGGTAAGACCAGAAATTCAGATTCACTTTAATAGTGATAAAGAAGAAGTAAAGAGGGAATATAAGGATAAATTTACCAAAGAACTCCCAACTTTCGAGGATGTAAAGAAGAAGTATGGGGCTGTTGTTTGGTGTAAATATATAGATTGTAAATATAATCAGGAGATAAAGGGATTGCAGAGAACATCTGGTACATTACTTAAAAGTAGAACATGGAAGCCTATTGTAGAACAAGAAGCAATTTGGCCCGCAATTTGTACAAGAGATGAAATTGCAATTAAGTTTGATGAAACTTATATAGGATCAGGTAAATTTAAAATAAAAGTCCCTAGTTGTTTTACAGCTAGCACTAAGAAAACTGGTCATATTGATTTTTCACAATTCTTACAAGGTGATGGCACTCCACTTGGAGGGAATATAGATTCTCAACACGTATCTGATGCAGGATATGGTGTTCATGATTCAGGTTCAATATACGAGGGTTAATTAATGCCAAAAAAGTTTCCTGAATCAGTAAAATTAGAGGCTATGAGGTTATTTGTAGCTGGCGATAAAACAGCTAAAGAAATAGCTGAAATTGTTTCAAAGGATAATGATACAGAAGTAAAGCCTGTGACTATATATGCATGGGCTAAACAGTTTGACTGGGAAAGCCAAAGAAATGTCGCTAGGACAGAGAACCAAGAAAAGCTAGTAGAAACAGAAGGACAACGCTTTACAAGGCTTCAAAAGGAGCAATTAGAAAGCTACACATCACTAGCTAGTAAAGCTTATAAAGAATTAGATGGATTACATTTCGATAGGGCTTTTGATGCCGTGAAGGCGGTTGATATTGGAATAAAAGGTCAAAGAGATGTGATGTCTGGGTTGATTAATTTACAGTTCGTTCAAGAGGTTCTAGGTATCTTAGTTGAAGAGATTCAAGATCAAGATACATTAAATAAAATAGCTTTAAAATTAAAGGCATTAGTACAAACAGAAGGGGAAACTAAATAACGTGGCTGAAGAAGTAATAACAGTTGAAGGTGCTTTTAATTTATTATCAGACGGACTAAAAAATCAAGATAAATATAGAGTAGGATCATTTAGAGAATTTCTAGAAGATATTTGGAGTCAAGGTTTTGACAATCCAGAATACTTTAAAGCTTATCACGCTAGTTTATTAGCAGAAGATATTGAGGAATGTATTGAAACAGGCATGAATTATGTTGCTGTTTTACCACGATTCCATTTTAAATCTACAATATTAGGTCATGCATTTAGCGTTTGGAGATTATTAAAAGCTCCCAGAGATTGTGCTATTCTTTATCTTAGTTATAGTGATGGTATGGCAAAATACCATATATCTGAAATTAATAAAGAAATAGGCAGAAATCCAGTTTTAAGTGAACTACTAGTTAATAGAAATCCCAAAGCTGATTTTTCAGCTAGGTATTATCTTAACAACAAACCAATGGATATTATGCATGGTGGATTGTTTTCTTTCAAAAGAGGTATGCACGTCAATGGAGCTTTAATTGCTGATGACGTATTACGTGATCCAGAGAACCCATTAAATATTGGACAGGTTACAAAGGTGGAAGACCACTTTATGACGGAATCATTATTCATTCCACTTAAAGGAACCCCTACTATCGTACTTGGAACTCCTATGATGCCTGGAGATTTATTAGCAAAACTACAAGAGGATGATAGATTTAAACATAGGGTTTTACCTGCTTTAGACCCTGTTCCAGGCAGAAGGGTTTTAATGCCTGAATTATATAGTGAGGAATGGTTATTACAACAACAAAGAGCAAGACCTAAGTCATTTGCTTCTGAGTTTATGTTAATTCCTCATTTTGCAACTGAAGCATATTTTAACGCTGAAGATATAACTAAGTGCGAGGATGAAAAATTAAGATCAGCACCAGCTACTAAGCCATTTCCAATAGAACCAGGAGATCAGATATTTGGTGGCTTTGATGTTGGTAAAAAACGACACCCTTCTCATTTAGTATTATTTAGAAAACGTGGGGAAAAAGTTGAACAGATACACCAGTCATTTTTAGAGGGTTGGAGTTATTCTGATCAAATAGAATATTTAAATGAGATTGCAGATAATTTTAATTTAACTACAGGATATGTAGATAATACCAGAGGCGAATTAGAAGATAGAGGATTAGACACTAGGTGGCTTGCAAAAATATTTAGTAAAAAATCAAAGAACACTATGGCAGCTATATTTGAAAAGTTTGTTCATAGTGGACAATTAGGTTTAATAAAAGACGAAAGACAGAAACACCAAATTTTATCAGTTAGCAATGAGTTAAAAGCTCCTGATACCCCTATGGGTCATGGAGATGCTTTTTTCTCAATAGCAATGGCATTAGAGGCGGCACACGAAACCGCATATAAGTTTGTAGGATTGGGGTCAGTATCAGACTGGATAGACGCAGTTTCTCCAGATGAAACACCAGCTGGCAGACAGGAAAAGTTAGAAGGTACAGGTTTTAAAAACCTTAATAAATCAACCCCTTCAGAACATTTACAGATGGAACCAGTAAATGCGAAACAAATAATGACTTCTGCACCTAATCCAAAATGCGAAGAAATAGTTTGTAGTCCCAGCTTTTGGGTGGAGGAGCGAGGGTTGTGTTTATTCTGTGGAATAAGAAAATAATAAAATATTGAATCCAAACGGAGGTTAAAGGATGACAAGCGTGGCTACAACTACAAATTTACAACTATCTGAACAAGCAGAAACGATACTTAAACATAGGTATTTTTTAAAGAATACTAATGGAGATTCAGTAGAAAATAGCTCTACGCTGTTTAGAAGGGTCGCAAGAGCAATTGCTGGAGTAGAATTAGAATTTCTCACATTACCTGTTGAAATCGAATTATTAGAAAATGATTTCTATGAGATGATGAGTAGTCTTGAATTCCTACCCAATTCCCCTACCCTTATGAACGCTGGTACAGAACAAGGTACTTTAAGTGCTTGTTTTGTATTACCTTTAGAAGATTCAATGGAGGGGATAATGAAAGCCTCCACAGACGCAGCAATGGTACAGAAGTTTGGCGGTGGTACTGGTTTCTCCCTATCTAAGATACGTGCTAAAGGCACAAAGATAAAATCAACACATGGTATTGCTTGTGGACCAATAGAAGTCTTAAAAACGCTTTCTAGGGTGTCCTCAATGATTACGCAAGGTGGTAAGAGAGATGGTGCTAATATGGCAGTAATGTCTATTTACCATCCTGACATATTAGAATTTATACGTTGTAAAACTATTGAAGGTGATATTCATAATTTTAATATTAGTGTTGGCGTGGATAGTGATTGGATGAAGGCGGTTAAAAGTAACGCTAACTATAATTTAATTAATCCACATGATAACACCATAGCAGGTCAATTAAATGCTAGAGATGTATTTAATACCATCGTAGAGGGTGCATGGAAAAATGGCGAACCAGGAATGATATTCCTTGATCAAGTTAATACGGACAATCATGTTTCAGAACAATATGGTAATATGATTGCTACTAATCCATGTGGTGAACAACCATTACTAGGAAATGAATCTTGTAATTTAGGTTCTATTAATTTAGCAAAGTTTTATAGAAATAAAGATATTCAATTTGCAGAAGAACCTTGGAAGGCACAAATAGATTGGGAACGCCTAGAAAAGGTTACTCGTCTGTCTACTAGATTTTTAGATAATGTAATTGATGCCAATTATTATGCTACTCCAGAAATAGAAGAAATGACTAAGGCTACTCGCAAGATTGGTCTTGGAGTTATGGGATTTGCTGATTTATTAATTCAATTAAGAATAGCTTATAACTCAGAAGATGCAAGAATAATTGGTGAAGAAGTTATTTCAAGAATTAAAGAATGGTCTGATGACGAATCATTAGAACTAGCTATACAAAGAGGAACTTTTCCTGCTTGGGAGAAAAGTACATTTAATAAAGAGCTAGAACAATATAGGAATCATTGTAGATTAACTGTAGCTCCTACTGGTACTATCTCAATGCTAGCTGATACTTCTAGCGGTATAGAACCAACATTTGCATTAGCTTGGAAGAAGCAGAATATATTAGAGGGTAAGTCTTTTAATTATGTTAATAGTTATTTTGAGAATGACGCAAAAGAGTATGGCTTTTATTCAGAGGGTCTTATGGATTATCTAGCCTCTGGTGGTTCATTACAGAATTCACCTTATGAGTTACCAGATTGGGTTAAAAATCTATATATAACAGCACCTGAAATATCTCCAGAAGATCATGTATTAATGCAAGCAGCATTTCAAAAGCACGTAGATAGTGGTATATCAAAGACTATTAACTTTGCTAATGAAGCTACTATTCAAGATGTAGAGAACGCTTATTTACTAGCGTGGCAAACTAAGTGCAAGGGTATAACAGTTTACAGGGCTGGTAGTCGTGAAACAGAAGTGCTAGTAAAAGGTACAGAAGAGGGTCATCAAATGCAATTAGCTGACAAAGCAATGGCGGGCATAGATGAAACTGAAGATATTGTTTATTTACAAACTAATTCAGAAAATTGTTGTAATAATCCATACATAGTTATGGAGTCAGGATGTGAGTCCTGTAAGTCATGTGGTTGGTCTGCTTGTACAATTTCATAAAAAAGTATGTTTTAGTTAGTATAATGTTATAAGGAAAGCGTAAGTTTAAAGAATAGGAGAGTTTTTTATGGCTATAGGTAATATGTTAGCAGCAAATGAGGCACGATATGTAGCTGTGCAAGATGAAACTCAGGTTTGGCGAATATTGGATACATGGCATGATGATATAAAAACCATGGACCCAGATTCAGATATACCTGACGAAAGTCCAGCAGTGAGTGTTTTAACAGATGGGCAAGTGGTAGCACTTATAAAAGAAGCTGGAAGGCTTGGTATTTTACAAAATGCTACATTTGGTACAGGGGAAGCCGCTTTAGAGGCTACTATACTAGATAAAGATCAGGAAATTTTAGATTTAAAAGAGGAACTTGTAAAACTACAAGAGGACAATTCTAAAATAATAAATGAAACTACACATTCTGAATCATATGTTTTAAAAGAAAAAGCAATGACATCTGAATCAGAATTAAAACAAAAAGCAATGGAGAATATCTTGAAGCTAGTTAGCATACAGGATTTATCTAATTTAGGTAAGGAATAAACTAAATGAAGTTATCTGAATATATGCCAGAAGTTCCTGCATTAGCTCAACAGATGTCTGACCTCAATAAACAAATTGGTATGTTAGGTATGATGAAGGGCTCAGGTGAAACAGCAAACGCACCCACTATTGGAGTAGATCACATTGTCAATACTTGGGTACGCCATCAGATGGCATATCGTCAACAATTGATCCAAGACCTTCAAACTGTAGCAATGTCAGTAGAAGAAATAAGAGGTCCTTTATCTCACATTACTGGAGAGGTATTCAGAAGAGGATTAGAAATTGCCCCTAAAGTAGAAAATCCTGATAAAGAACAACGCAAAAGGCTTGAAAAATGGCTTAGTGATTGTAATGTATTTGATCAGAGTATGGAAGAAGTACTCAGGCAATTTCATTTTGATGTAAATAGTTTGGATGATGGATTCCTATATCTAGCTAAAGAATATAAGGATTTAGGTAATGGTAAGGTTTCTTCAAGGTTACAAGAAATAAGAAGATTAAACCCAGCACTAGTCGAATTTGACTTAGATACGGCTGGTTTACCTAAAAACTCTCACTTTATTTGCCCTATTCACAGAGAGCAGGTAGAGGATATACCAGGGACTTGCGAAAAGGATGATTGTGACCTTAAATTGATACCTGCTATGTATAAATACTATCATCGCAATCAACATATATATTTAACAGATGCAGAGGTTATACATTTAAGCAAATTTAGTCCTACAGAAACATATGGTTGGAGCCCGATACTAACTATATTTGAAAAGGCTCTAACACTTACAGGTATGGATAAAAACTTATATAGGTATTTCTTTGAAAGAAAAACTCCTGCAAGTATGTTAATGGTAACTACTGATGACCCTGAGTCATTACGTAGAGAAAGAGAACATATCGCAGCTCAAACACGATTAGACCCTAACTATATACCAATGGTAGCTGTATCTGCTAGAAACCAAAGAGGTAGAGTTGATATGGTTAGGTTATTCCACACACTACAAGAGATGGACTACCTACCAGTTAAAGATGAAATTCGAGAAAGGGTTGCAGCTATGTGGGGCGTTACTCCAGCATGGCAGGGAGCTCCAGATGCTTTTGGTGGTATGTCTAGTCAAACACAGCAGTTAGTGGTCATGAGCAGAGTCGTTGAGGGTGACCAGCGTTTATTTACGGAGAAGGTCTTTCCACAACTATTAAAGGCGTTTAATGTTACTGATTATGCAATAGCATTACCACAACCAGAGGAGAAGGCTGAAAATACACGTCTATCATTTGCACAGCAGAAGATTCAAATTGTAAATCAATTTGCTCAGCTTGGTTTTGACATTAAATTAAAAGAACAAGATGTCCCAATTTGGGACGCTGACTTTATTGTTAGTGGGGAACCTGTAGAAAAAGCTAAAATGGAGGCTGAAAAATCAGCTTTAGATTTAGAGCAAACTAAAAAGCAAATGGAAATGGAGGAGGATCAACAGGAAGCTGATCTATTTTTAGGCGATGAAGAACTTCAATTATCTATTCCAAAACATAAAAGGAAGTTTAAAGGTAGAACTGGTGGGGTAACACCTAACTGGGCTGACAAACATCCTGACGAGGAGCGAGATATAGATGAATATGCAGAAGCTAGAGCTAATAAAAACGAATTAACATTATCTAAATCTTGGATTGAATCATTAAATGAAAAAGGATTTAGTAGTCCAGTAATAAAAGAAGTTAGTGAAGATTTATCTAAAATGTGGTTTGTACAAAACAATACAGATTATGTAGCAGAATTATCTCCATCTGGAGTAACACATATAGAGAAAGCTAAATTTACTAATAGGATTACCAAAAGAAAAACTATAACTAAGAAAGAAGATAAATCCACAGTTTCAGACGAAACAGAAAACTAGGAATTATTATGACTGATATTAAAAAAGAAAATGGTGATGGCGGAGGTTTTGGAGATGGTGGAGGAACTGTTTTTACATCAACCGACGCAGGGATATTTACCCCAACACATGGCGGGGGTAAAAAGAAAAAGAAAAAAGACAAAACCAGCGGTATACATAGACTTGCAGATTTTATAAATGATAACACCCCAGAAATTAAATCTAAAAAAGTAGAAAAATCACAAGAAGATAAAAGCTTTGTTTTAAATTTAATAAAATGGGTTAGAGAAGAATTTAAAAAAGAATCCCCTACTGCCTTCAGACAACAATCTAGCGGAACAGATATGAATGATCAAGTTCCTAGAATAGATTGGAAAAAGAAGGACTTAAAACCCCTAGACGAAATAGATAGTGACCCCTCAGAATTTGATGCAAAGCCTAGTGAAACATCTGGGCAAGAACAAGAGGACGAACAAAAAAGAATTAGGGCTTTAGATGAAGAAGATAAGACCGACGCAGGTGCCCATGATATTAGTACACCAACTGGGCTAGCTTCTACAACAGCCCCAGCAGGGTTAAATGTTCAATTAGCAATGCCTTCTGGTGGTGTAGATACTGATTCATTACAAAGAGGAGCGGATTTAGACCAAGAACAAGGTCAACTTTCAGATGACGAGGTGGTGGAAGAAGTGGTAGAGGACCCAATTATTGAAGAAGATAAAACAGAAGAATAGGTAAGAATTACTTTTATATATGTATAGCAAGTTGTGCCCTAAATGCAAAGGTGGAATGTACATAGACGAGGATCAGGCACTTCATTGTATAGTATGCGGAAAAGTAATTCACTTAAAGATAAGGAGGAATTATGATTCCAGAAGAGGTTCGCTTAGAGATAACAAGAAAAAGGGCCAACGGAATGACGTGGGATTCGATAGCGGAGTCGATAGAGGAACAGTTCGGCATCAAAGTCCACAGAACAACGATCCAAAGATGGCACGATCGTCAACTAGGGGACTTGGAAACAATAGACGAATCAGTTCCCTT